TCGTTTGTTTTTGTGGATAGAACCATGAGTCCAATTGGCGATACTATTATTAATCCAGAATCGTTAATTGATTTATTTCAAGATACTGATGTTAGTATTTTTACTGTACTATCACGATTATTATCGGAAAATGGATTTCTATTCTTTCCATTGCAAAATTTCATGAGTTATACTGATGGTAGTTGGGAAGATACATTTAAGATTGACCAGACCACATACGCTGACTATCAGCAAGCATTCATTTGTATGTACGTTGGTGGTTCATCAAGCTACCCAAGTAATAGTAGTGGAAAGGAAAGTGGATTTATTAGTGATGGAATGGATGATGTAAATGATTTAAAAGTAAATAAAGCACCATTATACGATACGACCCAAAGAACAACTAATCCTAATTTTCCTTGGGCAAAGGTTAGAGCATTTAATGTAAAATTTGGACAACAGAACCAATCTATGTTTAGCGACTTTAAGGTTGATAGTAAAGAATTTCCAGAAACAAACGAATCTATCCAGATTCTTGCAAGATTAGCTGGTGATGAAAAAGATAATGCACCTGTGCAAAAAGCACAGAACTTATATAATGTATATGAAAATCGTGCATATAGTGCAACAATAACTGGTCTTGGAAATGCCATGATTCAGCCAACACAATACTTCCAATTAGATAACATACCACTTTACAATGGTGCATATTTAATCTTATCGGTTCAGCATGATATTACTCCAAACAAAATGACGACTTCGTTTACTGGTACTAAGATTTTAAAATTCCCTGTACCAAGAGTTTTGGAATCAGCAGTTGCAATGGGCGAAAGTATTGGTGAATTTACTGCTTCTGCACAAAGAGCAGATAGTGAATCAGTTGTATCCGCAGGTGGTAAACCAAATCCTAAGTTGCTTAACAGGAATTATTCTAAAATGAATCCTGCACAGGTTATTTATATGAAACAACAATTGGATGCTCCAATTGACCCAACCGTAAGTAGATATAGTAGTAAATGGTCGGAAAATAGATTAGACCCTGTTGATAAAAAAACATATGAGAAACATGATGGTATTGACTTGGCTGCAGACCAAGGTGTTCCTATTTGGGCAGCAAAAGCTGGTACATTGACAATGAAAACTCAAGTACTAAAAGATGGAAGTGGTGTAATGACAGGTTATGGACATTATATATTAATTGAACATGATGATGGTACTGAAACACTTTATGGTCATTTAGTTAGTTTTGTAACTGATACTGACGGTACACGTGTAAATGCTGGTGATATTATCGGATATTGTGGGCACTCTGGTAGAGGTACGGATAACCACTTACATTTTGGCTATCACGCTCCAAATCCCAAAACTGGTGTACGTGAATCAGTTGACCCATATCCATTTTTAGCCGAATCCATGAAAGGCACACAAGGCTGGAATGGTAAACCTTCATAATCAAAAAACCCCGAAATTCGGGGTTTTTTATTTTAAAGTAAATCTTTTTTTAATTCATGTAAACTAATTATGTCATCAACAATCTTTTCTTTGTCGTATTTCATACCCTTTATTTTCTGGATTGATTTTGCTATGTTATCTTTAACACTTTCGTCATTAACATTTTCTAATAATACGAGACTTTCAGATTTATAGACTTCAAGAAGTTCTTGTTTTTCGCTATTGTTGGATTTAATCAGTAATTGTAATAAATTTCTGTCGTCTTCATTTAATGAATCGTATTTCTTGTTATAGTTATTAATAGCGATTTCGAGAATATCCTCAGTAACAGCTTCAATATCAATATTTTCAACCAACTTGTTTTTAGATTCTCTGATGTGATTAAGCACATATGCAAATGATTCGTGAATTTTATCCACATCAATATCTTCTGGAATACTTAGTGATTCAGTTATTAGTTCATCAATCGCTTCATATAACTTTATACTATCTTCGTCAATCGGAACTAATTCTTCGCCAATAAAATCATTTAATTTCTGGCGTTCTTTGTCTATTTCTTGGATTGTGTAAACTTCAAACAACTTTATGTTGTTATCAATATAACGTGTTGCAGCAATTTCGTTCTCGATATGTTTATTTTCGATATTATCGAAAACCCTAAATTCGAGTTGCAATATGGGCGAATTTTTGATTACTGAAAAAAAATCAGAAGTGAATGCCTTCGATTCTTCAATCAAATTATTATTGAAGTAAGAATTCTTCAATTTATTGGAAATGATTAAATTAGCAATTCCTATGTTGACGTTTTTCATATAAGTTACTCCGTTTTTAATATAAATACTATAATTAATTGTAAACGTTTAAATTATTCAGTAATTTCAGTGCCTTCGATGTCCTCAAAATTAATGTCTTCTGCTTCGTTAATCGTTTGCTGTGTGTTAAGACTATCACCAGTACCTATTAACGCATCAATTTCATCAATCATCGTTTGTGCATTATTGTTAAGTCTGTCATTAAGTTCGTTGTTCTCACTAATGATTGCCTTATTTTTCTCTTCGTTTTTGTGTTGTGGAATCGAACTACTACCAAATACAAGTCTTTCAATGTGTTCAGTAAATTGTGCATCGGTCATGTGTTCAGCTAATGGTGGTAATCCTCCACCACCACCTGCTGGTGGCATACCGCCCATGTCTCCACCAATTGGTGGCATTGCACCTGCTTCACCACCTGCTGGTGGCATACCGCCCATATCGCCTCCTGCTGGTGGCATACCACCACCCATTGGTGCTCCACCTGCTGGTGGCATACCACCTTGTTCAGTTCCACCAGATGGCATACCGCCTTCTGCTGTGCCAAATCTCTTATCAATATCTGCAAATAATCCAGATTTCTTAATCATAACTGGTGCATCTGCAAGTTCCTGCATAACAACCTTTTCCATTTTCTGTTGTTTCAAGTCTTCTACAATTTGTTTATCACTCCAATTGAATATTAATCTCTTTGCATTTGTGTGAGACATAGCAGCAATACCTGATTCACTACGTGTTAATTCAGTGTAAGTCTGAGCTTTATCACGTAATAATTCGGATTTCTGAATTTCTTGCTGTGTTGAAGGATTTGTAAGTGTTAATTCGAAGCCAGTTAAGTCTTCACCAGTATACCCTAACAAGTATAAATGAATCATAGCCATTTTATTTAGCTCCTGAATCATTGCTTGTTGTATTCTATTAATTTTTTTAGCAAACCTGATATCATACTGTGCCATATTCTTACCAGCACCTGCAGCATCTTGGAAACTCAGGAATGGTTTTGGAACACCAAGACCAACAAATAAATTATCCCTTAAGTATTCAATATCCTGAATAGCATCAAGGTTTGTTGCACCGGGAAGTGTATCAATACCTGTTTGTGTATTTGCATTTCTTACTGGAATGAAGTAATCTTCATCATTACCCAAGATGTTAAATTGGTAGTCGATTTGACCATCATTTGGTTGTACTGCTGCAACTTTTTTAAATTTAGTTGCTACCTTGTAGATATAATCTTCAATATCGTCTTCATCAATATTACCTACGTCAATTTTAAACACTTTCTTTTCACCAGCACGTATAATACGGTAAGTAAGCATAGCGTCTTCTGCCATAACCAACTGCCTGAATACTCTACGAACCTTATTTAAGATTGATGAACCATATGGTAAGTACTTATCATCACCAAGTAATCTAAAGTGAGCAATTTCAAATACATTGAACTCGTCACCAGTCATTCTTTCTTTAAACTTAATTAATGGCTTACCGTTTTGGATTCTTTCGAACCTTTCAATTTCGTAATTTACCATTTGTTTTACATGTGTGATACCCTTTTTTCTTTCACCATATAATAAAACAAAATTATCACCATATTTAACAGTATTTCTAATCCAAAATGGCAAGTTAACATTTACATTAACAATATCATAGAAAAATTCTTCAAGTAAGGTCTTGATACGTTCCTTATTGGAATATATGTTTAACATCTTACCATTAATGCCAATTGTTGTAGCTTCTTCCATGAACAAATCCAGTGCAGATGATATGATTGGGTAGTATTCCATACCTTCATAATCAATGTACGCTGGAAGTCTTGCTGCTTCATATTGTAAAGCTTTCTGAAATCCCCTGTCAGTCGTCCTAAAGAATTTATTTTGGAGTTCTTTCTTCTGCTCCAACTCCAAACCCTTTTGATGAATTTCCTCTGGAGTATTACCTTTAATAATAATTTTACTTTCCTTGGAAGGTGTTGATTGTGATATGGTTGGTTGAGTATCCTGAAAACCAAAACCGTCAAGATTTAGAAGTCCATTGAGTTGTTGATAAATTGTACCCTTTTTAATTTCGTCTGCCATTTTTTATAATTTATTATAGTTTTTTATAAATACTAAGAAAAATCGGAAAAGATTCCTTAGACATAAATACATTACACATTTGTTTTGTAATCTCGAATGTATTTATTATGTAAATGATTATATAATGAAATTAGAGAGGATTATCCAAGAGGTTATTGAAGAATATAGTAAGAATCAAATTATTCGACTATATCATCGAGTGGGCATGGTGCGTGCGAATAGCTGGTCTGAAATCATTAAAAGTGTAATGACAAAGGGATTAGAGCCGTATGGAAATTGGGAAGGCGAACCAATTATTTGGCTTTCTTCGACTTATGACTATTATGCTCAGAAGGGAAAATTTGTACTTGCACTTGATTTCGATTTATCCACCAATGGTGAAAACAATAATAAATATGGAATTGTTTTTAATGGTGTAATTGCAAAAGCATATGATGTAATCCCTTTCGAAGATATGATTGTTATTAAAATTCCAGTAATTTACATCAATGATATTGCTTTCACTAATGACGACATAATAGAAGGTATAAATAGCGGAAAAAACTTCACACCTGAAAAGTTAAAAGCAAATTGGAAACCACCTGTGGTTTATGCTGATTTGTTTAATAAATATGTTCAACCACACATTGGCATCCCAGACTTCATTGATAAGTTAGACCCACAAAAGGTTAAAATTATTTACTCTTAATTCCATCAAATAGCCACGCATTAGCCTGATATGGATTGTGCGGAGAAGTACTGTTCGGAGATATCATTGGGCGACCCTTTGTTTTTTCCATTTCTCTAATATCATTGTTAGTTAACAATGCATTTAACATTTTTTCGACAATACCTTTATTTTCCTTAAATTTAGCCATGTCGAAGTTAAGCACATATAAACCAATAGACAATCCCATAATTGAATCATCGTGGAAACTACGTTTATGGTCAGCAACACGATTACCTGCAACAGTAACAAAGGTCTTAAGCTCATTTAACAACCTAACTGACCTAATGATAACATCCTCCAAGTGAATTGCTCTTTGCATTTCAAGTAATACTGATGGACGGTTATTACCGATAAAGAATCCCGGTATTAAATCCACATTCATCATTGCACCATCTGGCATGATTTTCTGACCTTTTTTAATGTAGCCTTGCAACCTATCTCTGGTTGGCTTGTGTGTTACTTCTGCATAGTGAACACTCTCATATCCAGTTTCAAGCAGTTTCTCAACTGTTTGTATACCGTAACCACCAGTAACGTCAACAACACAATATGCGTTATTATATGCCCTACCATATACATATGCAATTTCAGCCAGTGTTTGTGGTGTTACTTTTCCATAATATTCTGCAACTTGCTCTACTTTATGTCTTTTTATTCTAACTTTTTTTGTCTTACCGTTTTTAGTTATGACCTTTTCTTCTATTATTTCAACTGTTTTTAACATGTTGATGGTTGCATTATCTTCACCGTGACCAGCAGATGCATCACAAGCCATAATATAATCCTCACCTACAATTGGGTCTTCCCAAATCCACATATTCATATCAGTATATTCTGCACGTATTGGGACTTTTATTTCAGTATCGCCAATTCTTTTAAGATATTCTTCTGCAATAAAGTTATCACCGGACCCTAAAAATGAACATAGTAATTCTTGCGCAATCTTACGCATATCACCGTTAGCACCTTCAACTTGTTCTTCGAACCAAGGCGAACTGGCTTCCCAACCATCATACATCATATCAATTCTGGTTTTCTTGTCCCAATTTTCGTCCTTTAATTTCTTTTGACCTTCCTTGCCTTTATTCTTTATCCATTCCAAACCCTTATTGTAACGTGGGTCATTAAACCACCACAACTCAACAGCTTTGAAACCGTTCTTACTCTTACCTGTTTCTTTATTGATATCTCTTGCACCTTCAAAATGCTTGTAGAATACTGCATCAAGACCAGATGGAGTACTAACCATGATTGCACCACCACCAGTACCTAATGTTGGCTTTGCAGCAGTCCAGAATTTATCTCCCTTTTCAGTCCATGCAGTTTCATCCCAGAAAATCAACGTTGGTGTCATACCACGAAGACCCTTTGAAGAAAATGCACCTAATCTGGAGTTGTTGTCATAAATTTTGAGCTTTTGAGTGTCCTTAAATTTGTCTTTGGTTTCTCTACCAGTTTTTGGTCTGAGCCAATCAGGACAACCTTCAATAAATAAAACTACGTCACTCATGATTTCATCACGAGCAGTTTCGAGCTTATCAGCAACAATAGCAACCTGCCTATTTTCATTAAACATCACATACCACGCAATATACGCACATGTGGTAGTAGAAATACCTGCCTGACGATACTTGTTAGCAACAACAAATCTATTTTCTCTATATGTGTTAATTAATTCTATTTGGAAGTCAAATAGTTTGAAAGGTACTATTTCACCAGCAGTACCTTGAGTTTGGTCAAAGATTGTTAAATACGTTCCAATGAAATATACGGGGTCGATTGCACACCTCATGATTTCGAATACCTTTTCATCCATTGTTAAATCGCTGGCTCTTTTGGCAATACCATCTTTAGTAACAATGATAGGTTCAATCTTCGCAGATTTCTTCCTAAGTTCTTCGGCTAATTTCCTAACTGCTTCCTTTTCTTGTGCTCTTTTGGCATCAAATGGAATTATGGGAACGTGGTCGGGAAATATATCGTCTTCGTCTTCTTCTATTGGAAGTACGTCTTTATCGTCAATCATTAACTTAGAGTTTCAATGAATTTGTCTCAACAAACTCGTTATTCTTTAATATTATTTTTCTTGCGTTAAGCATGTCCTTAATTTTCGCCAATGACATGCCATAATGAAATACTAATAAAGGAACATCGTCATTATTACCTTCAAACATTTTTTCGTAATCACTAAAGCCAGAATTGCCGTTTTCGTCAGTTTTTTCTATTTCATATGCGAGTGCATGTATTGTGTGATAGCCATGCATATATTCTCTATCAACTGCTTCGTGTAAACAAAATAGGTCGAATGATTTAGTTTTTAAACTAAACATAGCGTCAACATATTCTTCTGTAGGTGGTATTGCATTATCACATGCTGGCGAAATGTCCCAGCACCATCCTTCAACATCTAATTTCTGGTCGTCATGTGAGAATATAAATTCGTATAGTCCTTCATCTTTCGAATTGTAGCCGATTTTTAGTATGAAGATAAGTTTCAGCTTTTTGTCATCATATTCCATAGCTTAATTTTTTCTATAAATACACTAAATTAAAAAAGCTACATTGCTGTAGCTTTCTTAGTTAATAATTATTTCTGTTTTATTCTTTAACTGTAACCCATTATCCCCATGCCTGCACTACTTGGTGCTACCGCTTTTTGAAATGTTGACATTTCTGGTTTGTATACCAAATAAACTCTACCATCTTCTGGACTTTTCATGTATTGTACATCACCACGGAATTTATTATCAGTAGCTGCTTTTGTCAATATCTGAATTTGTGCTTCTGGTGAACCACCAGCAAATACAACACGCTCTTGGTCTGCTGTAGTCATCTTTTGGGTCATTTCTTTAATCTTATTAACTAACTCGGTTTGTTCAGGTGTTTCCTTATTACCACCACCAAATCCAAATAACTCGTTTATTTTACTTTTTTTTTAATAACTGTTTCGTAAGCTCCAAATTGCTTGTCAATCATTTCGTCAAGTCTTTTAAGAGTTTCTGATTTCTTAGCTTCATTTAAACTTGGTTTTCTCAAACCAGCTTGTTCTTCAAGACGTTTGCGAACATATGTCCTGATTTTTCTTTCGCTTTCAGTCATTGGCTCAGATTTGTCATATTTCACTTGGGTTTTATCGTCAAAATCATTATTTAGTCCCAAATTACTTCCTTTTGAATTACCATTGTTAGCAAAATATTTTGATTGCTGCATTTTCTTATCACCTAATTTGCTATTTGGGGCAGTTGTGTGAAGAGTATTTGCTAATTGAGCATCTTGCTCTTTATTTGCAATAGTACGAGCACCAACACCTGCTTTATTAACTAAACCTTGTGATATTTCTTCAAGTTCATTAGGTGCTTGTTCTGGTGTTGCCTGAGTATTCAGGTCGGCTTGAAGTCTCTTTATGACATTTGCTACTCTACGTAATAATG